TTTTTTAGATTTTATTAATTCGTCTAAATACTTATAAGTATGGAGAGGGAGGTTTGGGAGGGTTTGGAGGGTGCAAAACCTTTTTAGAATTATTTTTTTCATTTCTTTTATTTTTCTATTTTTTTTTCAAAAGTTTCAAACAACCCTCCCAACTATCCCAACTATCCCTTACCATATAATTAATTTAATAAATAAAATAATAAGACACAATTAGGTTAATGTTTTTAATAAGTTCCTGCAACTGAAAAGTCAGTCAGGGAGGGTTCATGGAGGGTTGGATAGTTAGGGAGGGTTCATTTTGAACTATCCCAATTTCTCTATACTTTCGTTTATTTAATATATTTATTAAAACATATTAAAGATAATTATTCATTTGTATTTTTCTCTATACTTCGTATTAAGCTATTTTACCGGTTGCTTTTCCTAGTACTTTTCCCATAGCACCGGAGAACTCACCGAGTTCTTGGCTTTTTTGTCTATCTCTTGGATCTATCCCTTTATTTGCAACCATATTGTCCCATAGACTATCCGCCAACATTTTACCGACAATAGGGTTTCCAGTTAAAGCCGTAGATGCACCCATAGCAGTAGCATCATATACCGGTTTTCCTGCACTTACCACAGCCGGTAATAAATAGTCATTTGATAATTCGCCGGATTGAGCCATTACCTTTCTGCTTTTTGGATTGTTTAGAGCAATCATCATAGGGTTAATTTTATTAAGCCCTTGACTTACTGCAAACGCTCCTTTGGTTAATGACTTTCCCAGATTAAACTTTCCGCCATGTTTCTTACCAAATGAACGAGAGCCAATTTTAAAATATCCACCTTCTATTTTACTAGCTATATCTTTCTCTCTTTCATCTCTTTTTGCACTAAAATAACCAGACCTAGCCAATCCTATTTTGTATGCACCCTTCTTTTTGTGTAGCTCTTCCTCTAAAATTACATCAATATCTTCTAATCCAGTAGCTCCATATTTACCATATGTTCCTTCACTCAACGCAATAACTAGTGTATTTATAACATCGTCCTTTTTCCCAGTACCGGCTTTTAATCCATATAACGCAAATACATTCGCTATTTGATCCTTTGTTAAAGATTTTAGTTTATTAAAAAAGGTCTCCTCCAATTTAGCCTTATCGTCCTTATCTTTAAGTCTTACATCTGGGAGAGGTTCAAATTGAGGCGGAGCTTCACTATATTTTCCACTATCAAATGCAACGCTCAAAATCCATGCTTCAAAATCCCCAGCACTTCCAGCTAATTTTATATATGGAGAGTTTATACCAGTACCTTTAAAAGAGAACCCAGATTTACCCATAGTTTTAAGCAATTCATCTAATCCATTTTCTACCTCAATAACATATCCACGAATAACCGACTTTAAATATGCCGGTTCTTTTGCAGTAATTTCAAATACTTCATCTATAATCTCTTTCGTACTTTTATCAGGATTTATAAAAGCCATTTCTGCTAGAAAGAAAGACCACATGCTACAAAATCCTCCGCCTTCTGCACCCAAACCTCTCAATTGTCCTTCTAATGTTTGGAAACCTCTTGGATTAGGGCATATTTCGTCTGGCTCTCTAAATCGCACATCTCCAATATAAGGTTTTAGTCTTTCTTCCCACAATTCTCTCAATTGACTATTAAATGAACTATTATCAACCATACTATTACCGAAAGCTGATCCGTGAGGTTCATATCTCTCTACAATTCTTTTAAAAGGTCTATACACTAACATATTAGCATGTCCGGTACTACTTGAACCAAACTTTAATGATAGAGGAATGCAAATAAGTTTTACACCTCGTCTTATACAATCCAGTAATTTATCTGCTAATATTTTGGCTCTGTACGGCTGGGTTAATAATACACTATTAGATTTATTATTATTTATATCTATTCCCAAATCTATACCCTTTGCACTCATCACATTATTCACGACACACTTACCACCATATTTTTTCAAAAGATTAACGAATGCTATATCGGTAATAAGTGTAGAGGCGTTATATGATACTGCACCTTTGGACGCACCTAAACGCTCCAACTCTTTCACTTTCTCTTCAATACGATTGATTGTAGGTTCAATATTTACAGGGGCTTCTACTGGTTCAGGTTCTATAAACTCTGGATCAGTTTGGGTTTCAATACTAGCACTCACTTTTGGAAAATACCACTCTTTTCCATCTTTAAAAAGTTTGTACGCACCCTTAATTCCAACATCACTCAACGCACAGCCGTAGGTAGTATTATATGATTTTGCATAGTCTTTCACAAAGTCAGTCCATTTGTTTCCGCCGGAAAGAATACCAGCACCTTCATATTCTTTTTGAAAATCTCGCTCCAATAATGCATCACATTCACTTATTCCCTTTTTATAATAATCAACTTGTTTTTTTAAATATCCAATCTCTTCTGGTTCTCGTTCAGCTCCTCTTTTGGCTTTTTCAATTTCTAACTTCTTTTCTGTTTGCGTTAGTGCATATATATAAGCTTTCCTACCACTAACACTATCATCATCTAAACATTTGTGAGCCTTCTTTAAACTATCGTATATATAGTCCCCTTTTGGTTTATCAAAATATCTAACACCTTTCGTTATTTGGGCTAATTCTAAAATCTTATCCACCAAATCTGCATTTTTCATAGTTTTAAGTCCCTTCATAGAAACTCCGGCTTTTTCCAAAATATCTAATAATTCCGCCTTCTTCATTTGTAGGAGTTGTTGTTCCTTTTCACTAATTAAAGGAGGTAAAACCTTTTTAGGCGTTGGTTCTGGCGTTGGTTCTGGTGTTGGCTCTGTAATAGTGATCGTAATATTTTCAGGTTGCATACTAGCTTCGCTGATTGCATCTATTTTCATCGGTTCAAACCATTCTTTCTTTTCTTTGAATAGTTTATATGCTTTCTTTAATTGTTCTTTATACTTGGATAAAGAACAGGCATACTTTAATGAATGTTTTGCAGAAAACTCCTTTACAAAGTCAGTCCAAACTGATCCGCCAACCATTTCATCAATATCATCATCTTCCAACATCGGCTTTATTAATTCGGTCAAATCCTTTTTCCCCATTTTTGCACCACCAGTCCATTTTTCTCCGTACTTTGCCTTCTTAAATGCCTTTACAAACTTTCGCATATCACCAACTCGCATTTGTTTAAATCCTTTTCCAATAAGTTTATTCCCTAAACTACTTAAAGCAGAAGTTCCATGAGCCTTTAAAAAATTAAAAGTATTTGATGGAATTGTTACTACTTTATTTTTTGAACTTTGGAATGGAGATAAACCACTAATAAGATCTCTACTACTTCTAATATCGGTTTGGTTTTCAGGGTTCTTTTGGAATGCATCGTGTATTCCAACCGCCTTGTTATATGTTAAAACCTCTTTTACCTTTTGGTCTTTATTTAATTCCTCTACATATTTACCGGCTCTTGAATGTCCTATTGATATAACATTATCCGCTCCATATTTATCTAGTGCCTTATCGTGTTTCTTCTTGTGAGTTTTATATGTACCACTATCTTTGATATTGCCGGTCGTGGCGTAATATGCATTATCCAACCAATCTTTCCAACCAGAAGAACCACGATGAGCTACGATCACTTGATTAGAGTTTAAATCCTTATAAACTTTAACTCTTCCATCGCTTAAACTTTTGTCTAGTACATATCCATCTGGGGCTTTATCTTTCGCATTTGTATAAGATAGATCTATAACCTCTTTTATTTGGTCTGCTTTTAAAGATCCGCCTTCTTTCTTTTCCAATCCTTTTAAAAGCCGGATTTGAGCTTTTGCATCTGCCTTTGTTGAACCTTTACTCGTAATTTCTCCGGTTGCACTATTAAAAACTTTATATAGGTCTTTTCCTCTAATCTTTCGCATAGCATACGGCATATTATTATATATATTAAGAATATAATAATATCGCTAAATCTTAAAAATTACCATAGAACATGTATAGCTAAATTATTAGGACTATATTTATTTTTTTTCCAATCTCCTCTTATATTTGTTGCACGAGAAATATAAGATGATCTACGCTGTAAAGATTGATGCTTTAAAAAGTCTTCGTAGTTAATATTTCCAAAATGCACCTTTTTCCCATCAGGATCTAAAACCATATATTTTTTATCTTTCCTATTTGATAAAAATAAAGGACTTTTATTTCCAATATAAGTATTTAATTTATTTTGAGCTATTTTTGGATTACTTACTTTCCATATTGGATTAGAATATGGAGCTTTTGTTGCTTCCATATTTCCACCTTGAAATTGGGGTAAGTTTGCATCTCCTCGTATTACTTGTTTTAATTTAATTTGTTCTTTGGCTTGTTCTGGGTCTATTTCACTTGCAGTTAAAGGAGTATCTTTTGTTATTCTTTTTGTTGGTCTATAAACCGGATATTCACGATTTCCTATATCTTTCCATTCTTCATCAAACCATCGTTCTAGTTTTTTTGGTTTATTATCCTCTGCATATTTACCGCCTCTTTCTTTATAAGTTTTCACGATCCAACCGCTCTTATAAGCACTCGGTTTTTTATATATGGTTGTTGCTTCTTGTTTAACCTTATCATATAAATCCTGATCTAATATTATCGGCATTTATATTATATATATATTTTTAAATATATCTTGGTAGTCCATCTAATTCATACATAGCACTCATTACATTATTTCCAACTCTATAAAGCGGTTTTCTAAATCTACCACCACTTTTTTCATCTGCTATTTCTTCTGGTGCAGAAACTTTCTGTTGTCTGGCTTGGTTAAAATTAACTCTCATTTCCATCATTAGATCAGCCATAGAGTAAAATAGTTGTACTAATTCCATTACTAATGTTTCAAAATTAGGTATTCTTTTAAAGTTCTCTTGTGTTTTTTGTCTTCGTTCTATACTGGCTTCTATATCTGCATCTTCCGCCTCATCTATCACTCTATCAAACTCGTCTTCGTCATCTGCACCTTCTATTACTTTCCTTGCTTCTCTTTCTAATCTTTCAGCCCATCTTTGTTCTTGTTCTTCATCTCCAACCAATTCAATATCTATATTTGTTAAATATGTTGCACTAACATCAAAAACACTTCCTAATTCTTTCCATGCGGTTTGTAAATCTGCAAAAATCGCCAAATCTATATATGATATACCCTGTTTCAACCTTTTTAAATCTCGGTTCAATCGTATAGCAAACTTTCTCGCCACAACAACCAGTTTCAAAATCTTCTTTGCATCTTCAAAATTATCAACGACGACAGCATCGCCCATTTCTTCAAATAATAAATTACCTTGTCTTAAAATACTTGCAGTTTCTTCCATCTGTTTAATAATAGCTTCCGCTAAATCATCAGCTTTTCCATTCGTCAAATCTACTGCCGGTTTTTCAGTAAGTTTTAAAATCCCTTGCTCCATTAAGCTAATAACACGCTTTTTCGCTCTTGTTAAACCAGCTTCTTCTGTCGCTCCTTGATTATATCTCGGTATAGTAGGCATTATATATATAATAATATATATTATTATTTTAATATTAATAATATATGTCTAAAATGCATTTATACTAGCTTAATATAACCCGTGCTGTTTTACAAACTTGGAAGCATCGGTCATTTTTAAGCCATGTTCCTTCATTACTTTTTTAACGATTTCAGCTCTTTTTTTGCGTCCATCAACAGCTCCACCACTTCCAACACCCTTCCCCATTAGTGCAGGAGCTATAACATCTTTACCTAAATCAAAACCCATAGTGAAAGGATTAACACCAACAGATTTCTCAAATGGAGATCCGGCTTTTTTGCCTATTTTTGTAATAGTATCAAAAATATCAAACTTTCCTCCGTCCATCTTTCTAGGTCTGCCTCTTGGTCGCTTCATTTCTCCAACTCCGGCACTCATCACACCTTCACCAGACATATAAGATTTTACTGCGTCTTCCGCCATCTTTGTTCCTACTTTTGTAGCAATAGGGACGGCAATTTTTCCAACACCTTTCGCAACAGAACCGAGTGCCTTTCCAATACTGAACTTTCCACCAGAAGCTCCCATAGGAGAATTAGCACCGGAAACCATCTTTCTAGGTCTGCCTCTGGGTTTCTTTCCAGCACCAGCCAAAGCACTCATTAAAGCCTTTTCTGCTACTTTTGTTCCCACTTTCGTAGCAATAGGGACGGCAACTTTTCCAACGCCTTTCGCAACTGAACCCAAAGCCTTACCAAAATTAAACTTTCCACCAGAACCAACACCAGCACCAGCCAAAGCACTCATTAGGGCATCTTCCGCCACTTTTGTACCTACTTTTGTAGCAATAGGCAAAGCAACTTTTCCTACTCCTTTTGCAACAGAACCGAGAGCTTTTCCAAAATTAAACTTTCCACCAGAACCAACACCAGAGCCACACATACCGCAACATGATCCGCCGTCTAATGCTCTCATCTCAACTGCGTTGTAAGCCGGATAAGTAGCCATAGTTCCAGAACGAACCCTAGAAAAAGGATCTGGCTGATGCACGAAAGGTGAAACCATACCGGCAGGTCTATACATAGCTCCTGCACTATATACACCACCGGCACTATATACACCAGCACCCATCATAGCAGACATTAAAGCATCTTCCGCCACTTTTGTTCCTACTTTTGTTGCAATAGGCAAAGCAACTTTTCCTACGCCCTTTGCAACTGAACCCAAAGCCTTACCAAAATTAAACTTTCCTCCGTCCATTTCTCTAACCATAGATCCTAGCATAGGGTGACTTAAATGGGGGTGATACATACCGGTTGTATGTACTCGCCCATCTGCTCCTAAAAATGCACCGCCCTCCATACTAGAACCAAAAATATCTGGTTCTCCATTAGTATCTCTCTCTCTGTCGTATTTCTCTAAAACGCTTAAAAGTCGTTCATTATACGGCGTATCAAAAGCCATTCCATAGTTTCGTGAAGCCATTATATAATATTAATATATATAATAATTTTAATAATAATTATATATATGGATAGTTGGGATATTTAAAACCTATATTTTAATAATAAAATGATTATCACTTATTTTATTATTTATTCAATTAAATATTACTAAATACTATCCCAACTATCCCAGAAAGTTTTTAATAACAAAGTTTTTCTAGACGACTACCAGCACCGGAAGAAACACCTGCACCAGAAGGGACACCCATTCCAACCAATCGCTTTGCACGATCAGCTAAATCACGAACAATAGGAAGCTTTTTAGAAGCAGTAGCAATTCTATCACACATGGAAGCACCGCCAACCATTCGGTTATACTGAACCGAAGAAACAGGGTCTAAACTTTCCTCGTTGGTCTTTGCGTCCAAAACCATCTGCTTTGTAAGAATACCTGTGTAAATATTGGAAGAACCTGCAATAGTAGTAAATATACCACTATTCACACAAATAATACATATTTCAGGAACAACGGCTACACTATCAATATTGGTGCAATTAATTTGGAATTGGAAATTGTACTGACCGATAGAACCAGATGAGAGGTAATCAGGAAGCGACAAATCGTATGCAGGAGAAAGGATAAGAAGAGAGCCGGTAGTTCTAACGGCAGTTCCAACACCGGAAGCATTATTAGCACTAGTAGCAGAACCGCTAAACTCCGTCCATGATTGAGTAGAGTGATTATTAACTGAAATACGCCACAAATCCTCTGGAAGAGCAGATGAAAGCAAACCAGAAGTGTTATTCAAATTGACGCTGATGCTATTAATCTTAAAGAAGGTTGAACTATCCTTAACCGATTGAGTACTCATAGGCTTACGAACAGAAATAATGAAATAATCCGGAAGCTGATTGATTTGGATATTTTGCGAGTTATAAGAAGCAGATGCACCGGCGTTTAAAGCACCGGTAGATGACTGCAAACTCAAATATCTAGGTAGATCCATATAAGGCACAACATTACGAGCAGAAATCAAATCCGTAGGTTGAGTAGAAAGGAAATTGACTAACATTCTAGTATTTTGGAAAGGATTTTGTTGAGCCTGTGTTCCTAAACTAACTGAATAGGTGTAGGGGGAAGCAGTTGAGAAAAAGCGTTTGCACGAACTATCAATATTGAAAACAAAAGACATAGCATTAATTCCTACTAAACCTTGTTTGTTATAAACGGCATCTCCGTAAATGAAAGGGGAAAGACCCATCAAAGGCTCTGTCACCTTAACCATACCAGTAATAACGAAAGTATCCAACACATTTGTAGAAACAGGGGAAGCATCAGTACCACCGGCAGTAATATTGTGAAGCAAAGTAAGACCAGTAACAGGGAAAGCACCACGAGGGATTAGGTCGCCATCGTAAGATTGGTCGCCGTAATCACCGAGAGGATTGTTTGCAGTATCAACGCCATCAATAAATCTCTTGTAAGCTTGATCTGGAAGGCAGGGGGTCATACCATTATATCTGTAAAGTTCTCTATTGTCGTTAAGGCGGAGAATAGAAGGGAGAATATCTTGAAGATTACTAGAAACATTAGTATTGTTAATCTGGGCGGAACATGTAGTAAAAAGAGAGTTCAAAGGGAAAGCTTGGAAAGCATCAGTAGATCCGTAGTTGAAAGCGGTTTCAGTAGCAGGTACGGCAGTAATATTGATCGTAAAGTAAATATCAGTCTGGATAAGAACCTCTCTGGAAACAACAATATTCTCACTTGGTACTTGAATATTGAAAGTCATAGAAGAATTAGATGTTGAAACAGCGGAAAATTGCTGATAAGTATTTGATGAAGCACCAGAAGCAACGGCGTATGCGAGTTGATCGGTAATGTCGGCTAGTCGTCCGTCCTTAATAAGGGTCGTTTTAAAGTCTGCACTCATTATATAATATCTAAATATATTATTTTTTTAGAAAAGATAATATAAATTATAGTTTTTGGATATAAACTATTTGTCTAAACTCCTGAACCTTTTTGATGAAAAAATCGGTCTTTCCTTTCAAACAAAAACTTAACAGATGCAGAAGCCCCAGAAGCCAAAGTAAAGGGAATAAGTTGTCCTAATTTATCTCTCCAATAAACATTTAAATCAATATTAGTCAAAGGAGTATTACCGGTCATATCAATTCTGCGATATTCGGCGGTTGGATTGTATAAAACATTTGGCTTAAATACCTGTTGATTAGTAGCCATATCTGTAATAACTTGGGCGAAGTTTGCATTATTTCCTATACCAGAGCTACTCTGTCCGTTGTTAAATACTAACGGAGCGGAAAGTTGATTGCTAATAATTGGAATAGTGTTGGAAGTGAAAACAATAGAAGCAACTGGCGACCATGTATCAATTGTGCTAAACTCTTGGAACATTTGCGTCCAAACAGAAGCAGTTGCAGGAGGAACAGGATTAGTAGGAAGTTCAATAGTATTGACCCCTCCAAAATTAGCTATTACCAATTGGTAATTTCTCCCTAAACTTACTGATGCACCAGTTCCAAAATTAAGAGAAGGGAAACTATTAAAAAGTGCAAAAAGAGGAGGGTTCATATAGATCTTAATTTTTGCTACATTCTCCTTGTCGTAATATTGAGTTTGAGCTTGTAGAATAGCTTTTTGCGAAGTCACGTCCCATGTTAGTACAGGTTGAAGAGCGAGAGCGATTGGAGATGCACCGCCACCAGTATTGGCTATTAATGAAGCCAAAGCAGAAGCCAAAGCAGTATTTATAATTGAAAGAAAATATTGAAACTGATATACATAGTAATAATTAGTATTTTCTTGAAACTTATTGGTTGTTGCACTTGGAGGAATAGGCACTTGGGCGTTTACATTTTGAGGCGACCAAATTAGATATTCTTGATTTGAAGGAGTAATACCACCCACACCATCATCATACTCTAATGTTACGGAATAAATAGACAAATCTGGATTGCCTTGATTAGGTTGGATTTCACATATAAGATTTGGAAGATTATAAGTGTCTAAACTAAATCTCACAATACTTAAATAATAGTCCCCTGTATTTTGAATAACAGGATTAGTTCTTGTTTCGTTAAATCTTAAAAATGGCTCTTCCGTAGTTGTACTTTGAAAATTAGTTG